TAACTCTTGCTGACTATCAAACTATCGGCGATCTAGCTACTTTCATTAATCTTCAAACTGGCTACACAGCTTCGGTTGCTTCTTTTGCAAACCAGTTACCTCCTTCGGCATTAGATGAAGTTTCTGCCGCTGGTATTTGTACGACTGGATCTAGCTTAACTGCTGGTCGAATCAAGGCTGCGTACTATTTGTACGAGCGTTCGATCTCTCAAAGCTTGGCAGTTGATTTCGTGGCTGATGATGTGGACGGATTACCAAACCCAATGAGTTCTTTTGAATTCTTGTCGGGCGGAACCAAAGGCGTTACAACTGGTGCTGATTACGTTGCGGCTCTTGACACTTTAGAAGGCGTTGCGGTTAATTTCGTAGTACCTCTTTTCAGCCAAGACGCTTCTTTGGATATTATTGATAACCAGACTGAGTCTGGATCAACTTACACAATCGGCGCGATCAACGCAGCGACTAAGTCTCACTGCTTAGAGCTTTCTACCCCTCGTTTGAAACGCAACCGTTTAGCGGTTCTATCAAACAAAGGAACTTTCTCGGAATCTCAAGGAAAAGCTCAAACTCTTGCTTCAGCTCGGGTTGCTCTTACTTTCCAAGATGTATTCCAAATTAACTCACAAGGTCAAGTTATTCAATTCCAACCTTGGCTTGGAGCGTGTGTAGCTGCTGGTATGCAGGCCGCTGGTTTCTATCGCGGTATCACAAACAAGTTTGCGAACTTGATTAGCTATACAGATCCTACTGGATTTAGCTCTGGTAGCCCTACAGATATCGATACTATGTTGCTATCTGGGATGCTAGGTCTTCAGCAAGACACTTCTGGAGTTAAATGGACTGCGGATCAAACTACATATACGTTTGATACAAACTTTGTTTACAACAGCTTACAAGCAATGTACGGAGCAGACTTAGTTGCCTTAGACCTTGCTGACAGCTTCCAGAAAGCTTTCGTTGGTCAGTCTTTGGCCGATGTGAGTGCCGCTTCAGGTTTAGCTTTCTTAAGCTCAAAAATGGAAACTTACCGCCGAATTCGTTTGATCACTGGATCCGATGATGCACCTGCGGGATTTAGAAATGCGAAGGTTAGTATTCAGGGGCCGACAATGTTCGTGTCAGTGGAAATCCTCCTATCGACTTCGCTATACTTTATCCCAATTGAAATCAGTATCAGTCAAGTATCTCAGTCGGCTGGGTAATAAGGTTAAAAGGAGAATTATATTATGGCAAATTTACCACCAAACACACCAATTGATTACGGACAACCAGCTAACGTCGCAAAAGTCTTTACTGGCGCAAGAGCTGTTGTTTCTGTAGATGGCGTAGACGTCGGCATTTTCGAAAGCTGTAGCTACGGCGCAAATCTTATGACAGAAGCTGTCCACATCTTGGGCGCTTTTGTAACTCAAGAGATTGTACCGACAAGCTATAGTGAAGTTCTTTTGCAGCGACATCGTTGTAATTTTTAGTTTGGCGGGTTGCTCGGTCGATACTGTTGCCAGCCTGTTTAGCGGCTCTTGCAAACGCCCCAGCGCGAGACTCGCCTTCCTTGTGGTAACCTAAATCTTTCATGGAAGCGTGAACACCCTTGATATTGCTCTTATCTAGCTGTTCTTCGTCTTCATACATATCAGACTTCAAAAGAGAGGTCTTGATGATTTTTTTGTCAGAGATGGACGATTTGATCAAAGAAAAAGCTTCTTCGGCTTTGGCTTCGCTTGCTTTCTTGTCGCCACTTTTTAAAAGATCTTTAGCTCCAGACAGACTTTCGCAAACCTTTTCAATTTCCGACTTACTTAATTTTTTTGAAATGCTTTCTGCAAGCTTTTTAATAGAACTCATTTAGATCTCCTGCTAGATACAAAAGATTGCAACGGCCTCTTAGGAAGGGTTCCTTGAGATGCGTTAGACTGAGCGACCTTCATATCGTAAACTTCCTGTGTTGGGTTCTTTTTTCTCAAAACACTTTTGCCGCTCTGTGGGAGATCTTCATTACGAAAGCTAGGCTTATTGTTTTTATCGTCCAAATCCGCTACGATAGAGGCGACCATATCCGTTTTATCGGGTCTAGGCAAAGACTGAGCTTTTTTGATATGTCTTGCGGACAGGAACTTTTTTAATTTCACACTCATTAGATTCCTATTCCTTGACGGTGATCCAAGGGTCATTTACGGTATTTAGGCTTGGGGGACTATCTAGATTAGATATAATTTTTATACCCGTCCTGATACCGTCCTCCTGTCTCAAAAGAGCGTTCTCGATCACTCGGTAAGGGGTTTTAAGCCAAGAGTTTTCAACCATTCCAGTCAGGTTAATAAAACGGCTGTACACAAGTTCGCCAGCCGCTCCGCCCAAACTAGAGTCCGCTACCAAGTCCGTACTAGAAACCGAGCTTTGGCTAAAGTTTTTTCCTTCCAGTAAAACTTCGCGATAGCGTAAAATGCTATATAAAACAATAGCGTGTAGCCATAAAAGGGGGGCTGGGTCTCCGTGAACGTGACATCCAATTTGATAGTTTTCTTGAAAAAAGGTATGCTCGCGACGAACCTTGTAAACAGGATACTGAGGAACCACGCCAAAAACCGTACCAGCTGGAGAGGTATCTAGCGCGATAGTGATTCCTTGAGAGTTAGTACCAGTAATTACATAGCCCACGCTATTGTCAGGATTGACTAGAATCATCCCAGCGTTTACATAACCAAGATCCACGGTATCTGGGGTTAAAAGGGTTTTGGTTTGAACGTCAAACCCTAGTGGGGTAAACGGCCTTACCATATAAGGGATTGGTTTTCCGATGTCGGCTGGCATTAAGGTCTCAACAAAAGGAGTAAGGTCGGCCAAATGTTTCATGTCGTCTTTTTCTACCGACGATCCAAGACCGACTGTCACGCATGGGAACTGGTCTTTATCGATTCGATATCGTAAAAGAACGTCGACACGGTTGTTTAAAAACCAATTTTTAGCATTCTCAATTTCCTTTGCCCCAGCCGCAGCCAAGTAAGGATCGGTTGTAAAAGAGCTAAAGATATCGTCAAACAGCCATATGTTTTTACGCATATCCTGCAAGGAAAGATCGATTAAATTACGGATGACCATATCGCCAGCGAATATCATTTGTTCAAATCCCTCAAGAGGCTTGGTATAATAACCTCTGCAATTTCTTTTTTAAGCCATTCTGCGGTTTGCTCCATGATCTTGGTAGGCGCAACTCCCGGGTTCATCCAAGAAGTTCCTCGACCTTTTTCAGAAATAGTCCTAAAAGTCATGGACTCTCGTTCTACAGCTCCGCTCATAGCTTTGCGCTGATAAATATTCAAGCCTGATAGCTGCGGAAATTTCGAATTAGGAGTTGGCTTCGGACTTGCGATATCCATCGTATGGAGTCTGCCAAGCTTTGGAGATCCGTCTTTGTTATATTCGATTTTTTTATAAGGGATGCCTTTCTGTTTCAAGGCGGATTGTAAAATTTGATTCACTTGAGCTTCCCTTGGGGTCATATTGGATGGAGCTTTGCTTTGCTTGAATGGTATGGAGCGATAGCGATGGCCCTCTTTTGAGGTTTTGTAACCTCGTTTTAATAAGGTATCACGCATATCGTAAGGGCCATCAACGCCGTCGTTAATCCATCGTGCAGGGCTTTTCAAAGTAAGAGAAACCGATAGGTCACTATGATTTTGAATTTCTAAATTTTCAATGAATTGAGATTTTCTAGACTTAAGCTTTTCATCCGCCAAAGACACGGCGTGGCTCATAGCCGCATTAGCGGACTGATCGATAATGTTTTTTAGCTCGGCCATAAACTTCTCTTTCAAGTTGTCCGACAGGCTTCCTAGAGAAGAATTATTGACGTTTACGCTAAAAGACATATCTATCCTTTATTGTGGCTATAGTTGCCAAACTCATCAACGCCCAAGCCAAGCTTGGCATCTAGATATTTGATTCGGCCTGAAAGCTTATCTCTAAACTTAATCCGCCCTTTTTGATTGATAGCGTTCTCAGGCAGCGACGGTATCGGGGTGTGACGAGTGGTTTGAACGGCTGGCAACTTCTCGCCCTTGCTAACCAGCCCTACTGCTTTGGGGCTTCTTGGCCTCCGCCGTTCATGGCCTGAGCCATTCCAACCATCACTTGCAGCATACCAGTGATAGCTTCGTACATTTCAGGGTCAGCCTGTTTAATCTGTTCTATCTGATCTTTCTTGCTTTTAAAAACAGAAAGAACTTGAGCTACTGATTGCATGATCTCCTGATTAGATCCAGCTTCTTGTGCTGGAGCTTCCATTTCTTGCTCAGAGCCTTGGTCTTCCGCAGCTTGATCGTCCATCTCAGTGTCGCCAGAAAGATCTTCTGGAGCAGGAATAGAATCATCTTGTTCTGGCTCCATCGTTCCGTCATCCATAACCTCATCTTCTTTTTCAAGATCTGGGTCGATATCTAGAGGCTCTTCTTCGGCAATATTCTGTTCTTCTGGAGCAGCGACGATATCTTCTACATCGGCTCCCTGTTCAGTTGGGTCTTCAGCTAGTTGATCGTCAAGCCATTCTTCAGAGTTGTCGTTTGGCTGCCCGTCTTCGCCGTCTTCGCCGTGAATGATGTATCGTGGATCTTCGCTAGACTCGTCATCCAAGCCTTCATCTTGATTATCGGTCAGACCTTCTTCTGTGTCCTGACCCATGCCATCGTCTTGCACGAAGTCTTCTGGGTTTTCTTCATCAAAGTTGCTGGCGTCTTGGTCATCTTCACTATTTTCTTGGTATTCAGGCGAATGCGAAAGATAGTGTTTGTCTACTTTCAGCTCGTCTTCCGAAGCCTCTCCTTGGACGGTGTGCTGATGAGCGTCATGTAAAAAGTGCTCTACTTCTTCCGAGTACCCTACAATCTGATCTTTACTATTCAGCTTTCCAGCGAAAAGTGCTTTCGAAGCTTCAGACGGTCTAGATCCAAAACCGATTGTAACAGTCGTTCCAGCAGCTTTCTCTATTCGGGCTTTCAAATCTTCCAGATGATCAATAGCTTCTTCTGGGATAGAAAAAACCCCTTCATCACCACCGATATTAATAATTTCGCCTTGATGAAATTTCACCCATTCCTTCACAGAAGTGTTAGCGCCATTGATGGCGTCACGCGCTTGCGCCAAGCTTTCTAGGTCGTCGTTCAATATAGCGGATCCGACTAGCTGGCCTGCG